ATGGAAAAACTAATAACTGCAAGGTTGTTTATAATATTTAAGAAAGGAAGGAAAAGACATGAGATTTAATGAAGCGTTTGCGGCAATGAAACAGGGAGCAAAGGCAAAGTTACCGTCTTGGGGCGGCTACTGGTGCTGGGACAGTGCGAAGAAAACCATTATTATGCATACAAAAGACGGTGAGGAGTTAGACATTCGTGAGACGAAGCGCACAGAATATACTATTCAGAATGCGTTTTCTGATGAATGGGTTCTTGCGGATGAGCAGAATTGTCCGGCACTCGGCGGAACGGCGATGTTTGACTTTGGTAGTGCAATTAAATACGTAAAAAGAGGCTTAAAAGTTGCACGTGCCAGTTGGAATGGTAAGGGGATGTATCTGTTTATTGCGGATGGTGAAGACTTAACAGCGTGCCTTTCCAATGGAGATTTTAAATGTGTAAGCTCTATTTGCTTGAAAACAGCACAGGACAAT